TTCTTCCATAGCCTGTTGTTGTTCCATGCGTTTCTGCTCAATCTCTTCAAGTTTGTTTCTAATCATAGTAGTATTATCATTAGTAAAGATTTCTACTACATCGAGTAAACTAGCTCCATTTTGCATAGCAGGTTGAATAAGACTTCTAAGGAACTCAATATTCTGTTGATTCTTAGTAGAGTCATCTACAAATATATCAAAGTCTTCATATGGGAAGTTATCAGATAGTGTTAAGAATGCTCTAGTAGCGTCATCTAATATATACTGCAGATGAGTCTTACTACCGTCTTTCCAAGCCCATTTGGCTGTATTCAGTAGCATATTCAAACACTCTCTCTTTACTTGATTATGTGTCCAGAACCAAGGTTCAGTAATATGAGCCGATTGCTGTACTGATCTTTCTACATTACCCACTAACTCATTAGATGATATTGAACCTTCACGTTGTTTACTTACTCCAGATATTTCAGATAACATAGATTCAATCTTATCCATGAGCATAATATACTGGTTGATAGTATTAGCCATAGTAAGATCTAATGCCGTTATTTGATTGAATTGAGATGGTTTACCACCTTCTCTACCCGGTATATCCCATCCTTCTTCATAAGGATTAATAAAGTTAACACCTAGCGCAGATAGGTAATGCATCCATTTAGATACATCAATATTCATTGATTTAGGTATCTAAGTAATATCCATATTAACTACCTTACCCTTATCTCTAGCCATTGCAAGTTCAAGACGATACCAAAGTACAATATACATATACTGTAATGGTTTCATCATACTTACTAAGGATCTTGGTCTACTGTTAGTATTATTATATATTACTCCAGTATAAGGCAATCTTTGTGAGTTAGGATTATCGGATGACACATATTGATATTCAACTGGTTCTATACCTATATAAAGATCTTCTCCAGCTCTATATCCTTCCCATGTTTCAATGATCCATTTCCATTCAACAGATATTTCCATACCTGTTTCCTTGTATGTCTCATCTACTTCATATGTTTCAGGCATACCTGTTTCTGGATCAATTATAGTAACAAAACCAATCTTCTTAAATGACTTCCAACATACGTGATATACTTTGATATTATCTCCACTTCCATCAAATGGGTTAGAGCTGAAACCATTAATAGTATGAGTTTTAATATGTGGGTAATCCAATGATGTTTTTCTTACTTCAGGATTAATACCTCCTTTAGCACTATCACTCATCATATCAAGTAACTCATTCAACTGTTTCTCTGTCATCTTATCATACAGTCTATCATACAGTTCAGTTACTGACATATTCATTTCATAGCAACACCATTGTGCTTCATGAATAAACTCTAAGTCTGATGTTTCAGTGTCATAATCAAAGTAAATAGGATTGATACGTTCTAGACATGGTTCTCCATTTACTATACCTATATAGTATATTTCTTCCCCACCTACTAATGCATCTTTCCAACCTTTAAAGAACTCATGATTAATGTTGAGTTTATTCTTTAAGTACATAAGACTATGATATGCAGTAATCTCTGCAATATCCTTATAGTCTTTACTCATGTATTTCTGTATCTGTTCTGGTGGCATAATTTCACCAGATTGCAAAGCTTCTTGGTATCTAGCCTATTCTTCAGGTCCTAGTTTACTCATGATGGTAGCCTGAATATAGTCCATCAACATCTGTTTAGCTTTTTCCTGTAACTCACTAGTTGCTATCTCACTAGTACGTACTACCTTAAAGTTAAATGGTCTTTTGGTTTCTTCACCTAATAATAGGTCTATCTTTGGCTTGATTATATTATAATCCTAAGCCATTGCAGGGAAACCGTCCTATTGTTTAAATGGGTTAGTAACATACTTAAGATCTTTCTCATTGTATATACTATTGTAAAGATCATAGTAAGTCTACATCTCTTCCTTGCGAGTTCTGGTATTGCCATTCCTAGAACCTCCTTGACTGTGACCTATAATGTAATCTACACAAGATTCTCTCCAGTCTTGAGTCTTCTTAGACATTGGCAATTTCTGTATAGGAAATTGATTGATATTTTTCATAGTTAAAACATATATGCTTCTATATTATCATTAGTAATATCATCGTCATGATACCACTCTTGAGTAAAGATAGGTCCATCAAATAGTACCCTATCTCTATTCTCTTTTTTCTTCTCTTTAACCTTTAGATTATAGAGTTGTTCTCTATAAATCATTACCTGCATCAACGCCATGACTCTATCGAAGTTTCCTGTATCATTATAGCTTATAAGTTCTTCTAATAGCGGCTCTGATAGTATATTATGCAGGTTCTTTTTACCGGGAGCTTGTTCATCATTTAACCAGTCTTTAATCAAGCCTTCTCCCCATTGCTTAATCTGTTTATTCATATGACAACCCTTTTTTCTCTATACCTTAGAATTACCTACAATATCAGATATAATATCAGGTTGATCAGCAAGTAAGTAGTCACAATGTTTAGCAGTAAAGTATGGGAATAAACCTTTACGTTCATTTTCATACATTATTCTACCATTATAATAAACTGCTAGTTTACGTAGGTTTTCATAGTATTCTTCGGCTGTTGTAGGGCGTCCAGTGTATTCAGCAACAATTATATCATAATAGTTTTCAAAGCTCTAGAATCGCTTGTAAACGAACGTAGAACCTAATGAATTAGTACCTGACTAGTCATGATCATATGGGTCTACTCCAAGTATGTATAAACCAATAGGAGCATCCTTTACAGGGTGTTCCCATATAACTATAGATCCTGTTGGATCATCATCTTTTTTCAATGGGTAATGCGTGATATCACCTGTTTTCTTCAGTACCCATTTGATAGAACCATTAGCATCCCATATTAAATCTCCTACCTATTTGTGATTACTTAAGTGTTTATTTATACGTATATTTGCTAATTGTTCTTGTAATTCTTTCTTAGGGAATATGTTACCTCCAAATTCCAAACAAGCTTCTTGTGGTGTTATACAGTGTTCAGCTACATAACGGTCTACTGCTACTGAGTTAGTAGCATTCTCTATTACTTTCCTACGTTCAGCTAATATATACTCTACAGACTTCTTATATAATGTATTACCATCATCATCCATGTAAACACGTTTACCATTCTCATCACGGAAGTCCATATTAGTATACTGAGGAATAAAGAATCCACACAGTTTATCAGAGGGAGTTTCATCCCATATATTCTTAAATCCTAAACAGTTATAACCATCTGGATTATAGAACATATCTTTCAGTGTTTCAAAGTGACTATCTTCATCACCACCTGTACCAAACGCAATCATTGTACCAAACGCAATACCATCCTGTTCTACAGATGGTCTAGCAATTTGCCATGCTGCACCTAATTCTGAGAAGGAACCAGCCTCTTCAAATATAATAAGTTTACCAGCTTTACCACGAACTACGTCTGGATTATCTTTTAGAGTAACACCAATGATTTCTGATTTATACCCACTCTCAACCTCATTACCGTATTCATCTTTAGTAAAGAAACCGGCACGTTTACGCATCTGAGTATTAACAGATCTCTTCTTACCCCAAGCTGTATTCTTATCTATAAAGTCCATATAGTCCCATGCTTTAGTAAGAATACCATCCTCTGTTAAGTATTGCTTATTACTAGCATAGATATATGTTTTGCTGCCTGCAAATAGATAGTAGTTACGACATGCCATTGCTGCATTCTTATATGAATAACCCTTACGTCTACTCTTTAATGCACATAAATGTTTGCTTTGTTCTTCTGCATCTTCTACTGCTAAGAAGAAGTAATAGTCATAGTCATAGAAGTCTGGGAACTACAAATCACGTGTTTTTTTAGTAGTTGTAGATCCATCTGGATTAGTAATTGTAGTATAGATAATTCTTTGAATAGGACAGAAGTTTAAATAAAAATAGTTATACCCACTAATGAAATCTCCATCATCAGCAGTATAACCATACTTACATCTATCCATTTGTTCATCCCAATATTTAAAGTACTCTGACGTACCAGCGGGATACTAACAATAAGAGCCAGTCTCCAAAAACTTGAGGGCTGGCTATCTAAACTTATTGCTGTTTTTTATCTATTTACTGAAGTCTACTGTCATTTTTTACTAATTCTTCAAAGGTGTAATATTTATAGTTTGTAAATGCGAATAGTTCTTTTTTTATAGCTTTTAACTTCTCATCTTCCATAAATATAGGTCTTCCTAATTCATCCTCCATATAAAATATTACATTTTTACCTCTCGCTTTTTCCATACTTTTTACCAAATAATTCTAGTAAAGCTTCTTCTAAATCTTTAAGTGTTAACTTACTGTAATGATGTGAATTAGCTTCATCTATTTGTGGAATTAAACCTGATTTCTTTTCTACAATTTTCGGCATATTCTTTCATTTGTTGCAGATCCATCGTTCTATAAATAAATCCTACTTTATTGCCTATTATAGTATGACCGTATAGTACTTTGAATTTATTATTACTAATTTGTTCTATTCCTTTCATACAAAGTTTAGTTAAACTACAGTTTATCTGAGAACTCTGTCAAACTCACCTACTTACGATTAGGTCCATCATGAGCTGTGTTAACTATGAGCTTCCTTACATAGCTAGTGACTTAGGAGGTTACGTTGTATGCGCGCCATACTTCAATTCATTGATGGTAGCCCCACTAGGATTCGAACCCAGACCAAGAGGGTTAGAGCCTCTTGTGCTTGACCATTACACCATAGGGCAATATGTTGGGGTTCTTCCTTTAACGACGTAACCCCATATCGTCGCTTGGTTTAGAACCAAGATTTGATTCTCTTCCACAGACTAGGTTTCTTAACATTCAATGCTCTCAGAGTATTGAATGCTTCATCAATCTGTGCCCAAATCTCTTCTTTGCTTTTAGTCATATCAATGACAATATCAATCTGCTTTTTCATATTAGTTTAATTTTATCTATTATAACGTGTTGTTTAATTTAAGTTGTAATTGATGTATTATCTTGTCAATTCATACGGATTAACCTTAGAATCACCTTTAACTTTAGATGTACTAAGTTCTTCTGTTTTAACTGCTTTCTCCAAGAAATCTAGAGTAATATAAGCTCCTTTTACTTTCTCAAATCCAGCTAAATACTTCTCGATCTTCTTTTCATCTAAGTCTTCACCTAATGATTCTTCATAGTAATCACTGAAACTGTCAAGCTTACGTCTCATATTCTGTAACATCCTAAGTAAACGAGTATTACAGAATTCTTTAAACTGCTCTTCACATGCTATCTCTGCTGCAGATAATTCGTAGTTAACATCATCGAATAATTCTTCCTTTAGCTTAGATTCTATGCTATCAGGATCCATACTTAATACATAGGGGCTATTCCATTTATTCTTAAGTACAATATAACTTATTACTTTAGTAGCATGTTCTTTGTCAGCTTTATCGGCATCCCACACCTTTTTAAAGCATGGGATACCTAAGGCATCAGAATGAATTACAACTTTACCACCGACTATATCAAATAGTTTCATTATTCTGTTTATTTAGTTTTTCATACCACTCATTCAGATCATAAATAGTTACTGGATCAGATATAATCACTGTTTTTGTTATAAATCTACTTCCCTACCATAATCTGCAATATAGTATAAATTCTCCTTTTTTGACGTCAATAACTTCATTATTAGTAACAACTTGACCATCTTTATCTGCCTAGTATAAGTTGCATGTGATATTGTCTATCATTGGAGTAATAGAGTTCGATTCAGTGTTAAATGATATCGCTTCTCCTCGTTTGTTTATTAGTATCTTTTCCATACATTATGCTTCAGCTACATCACAACAAACACATTCATTTAGATTACGAGGTTTTTTCCAATGCGCGCTGTTTTTCGCAATCTGCTCTTCTATTTTCGTAATCTCTCAATTCAGGAGAATTTATCTTAATATATTCTTTTTCTTCCCAATTATTTGTAACAGAGTACATCTTAAGTACTACATCTCCTTCGTTGACATCAAATAACTTTTCACCATCCACAATCCATTCACCCGGTTCAGTTATTGTATAACTATAATCAAATCCACTGCCATATGTAGCTTTGCTTACTTTTTGTTCTTCGAAGTTCGCTACTATTACATCGCCTTCTCTCTTTGTCGCTATATACTTTACCATAATTCAATCAATTTTATATCCTAAATACTTTTCTTTATGCAATCTCTGTACTATCGTTAGTGCTCTCTACAGTGGCACATTCGGATTCACATAGTCCTTTAGTGTCTTGTACTTCTACACTATCTGTGTGTACGTCTGCAACTCCTACTCCAGACTCTCTGGTACTATATTTCTGTTCATACTTTTTAGTTAAATTATTGCAAATCTGATCAATTTGTTCTGCTCTATCTAATGTAGTTTCTTCTTCTTTCTTACCATTCTCTACCATTACTGTAGTAAGTTCATCAATCATATCGCTTGTGAAATCATCATATCTGATAATATCATCTTCAATACATTTCTCAACTACATCATATAACTTTTTCATTGGTTTAGTGAATAGTTCTGGTCTAGAGTTCTTTTTCTCCAGTTCCCACATATTTTTGCTTTCTTCGTGTGTCATTTCTTTTAATTTATTAAGTATTTTAATATCCGGTGTGTTTATATATTTATGCATAAGATCACATATGTAAAGAGTTTTATATGCTATCTCTATTGGCACTTCTCTAACTCCGGGTATTATTCTATATCCTGAAGTAGGATAGTAATCACTACTATCTTCTTTCATGCATTGAAATATATGATCAGATATCATTCTGTTTCTCTTTAATTATAGTTTTACTGATGCAACCAGCAGCCCAACCAACCAAGTAAGCATAATTTTCATTTCCTTGAGAGTATGATTCTACAGCATGTACACCTAATTCTTCATACATATAGTCAGCTACATGTACTGCTTCATGTGGTATTGCATCGTCTGTAATTACTTCTAAGTTAGGAGCATATACTAAACACCCATACAATCCGTCTGATTTTCTACATACTGAGTATGTACTCATTGCTATACCTTCTTGCTCAAACTCTTCGTCTATGTTTTCTATTACCCCAGATTTATCTGTTAAGTAGAACTTAAATTGTTCATCTAATTCTTCTGGTCCTACAGCTACCCATAGCTTCCTAGGATATATCTGTGGGTCATACATATCAATTTTTCGCTTCTTCTTCATATCTTTTCTTTATCTTGAACTTTCCTAAGTAAGCAAACATCACTGGTTTAGGATCTAATTCTGTTATTACTTTGTTAGTAAACTTGAACGGGCTATTGCATATTACTTCAACTACTTGATATGGTAGGTTATACTTGTTACTTAGTTTAGTATATATACTCGTCTAATTTCTCATGCCATTCAACCTTCTTATAGTATTTACATGTAGCTAATGTAATAGGACCATTTAACGTATTAGGTCTAATTATATTTATCAATGCTGCTACATCTACCCAATCACTGCTATATAACGTGTCACTCGCAAGTACACTTATCTTAGATTGCTCTTGTTTACTATATTTGCGTATCGGTTCATATATCTCTATATCCTTCATATAATCTGAAGTAAGTAGTTCTGTCCTATTAGTTACTATAGTAAACATATTAAATGGTAACTGTTTGCCTCTAATCTTACTCCATAACTTCTTAATATAAGGATACTTCTTCCACGCTATTATAGATCCTGCCTCAAGCAGGAATGACCTCATCTTCATCTTTATTAACTTTTAATATTATTGTGATTTGTACTCTATCACCGATTATTTCAGGTATCAAAGCTTTACTGACCATTACTTCATCATCTGCTTTACCTACCCTTAATATGCCTTGCTGTTTGAACTTAGCTATGTATCTACTAAGATTATCAGGAGTAATACCTAAAGTACGTTTAATATACTTTCTATTCTCAGTACTTATTACATTCTTTCTTACATTAGGGAGTTTTGGTGTATTGACATCTATATCTATAAATGTTGTTAACAACTCTAACTCCCTGTCTGTAAGCTTAAGTATACCATTAAGGCTATTTAGAAATTCTCTGTATAAATCGGTTCTAGATACGGTTTTTACAAGTTTATTCATTTTATTATTTTATTTTGTGCTAATCTTCTATTCTCACTCCAAGGTTTACCCTTCTTAGCAATTGACATTTTATATAGTGTTTCTTCTTTGAATTTTATTCCTTTTCTAGCACTACTCTATTTTTGTTTAGTTTTATCACTAACTTTATGACCTTTTAAACCCTGTGATATATTCGATTTGTGCTGTTCTGTTAACTTAATTCCTTGATGAGACATTCGTAATTTCTCTTTAGTAATGTTACTCATTGGAATAGTTCTTAGCGGACTATCATTAACTTGAATATATACATTATATCTAGGTTTTAATTCGTCTATCAATTGTTGTTCATAGTAGAGTCTATCTTTAGAATCACAGCATAGAATCACTTGAAAAATGAAATTATCCTAACCATATTTATTAAAAGCTCTTTGAAGTATAGAACATTTGTTTTTATTCTTAGTTAACCTATTCAAATGAGAACGATATCTCTATCTTAAATTATTTGAACTTCCAATATAACAGTTATTATTATATTTATTTATTATCCTATAAACTCCACAGTTCTTCTAATAAACGTTTATGAAATTCATTTTACCTTAACCAATTTATTCATTAATCAGTTCCTCTTTAATTTTATTTAATACTTTAGTAAGGTTATAGTACACTGTCTCAGCTTCTAGCTTAACACAAGGTGGTACTTTACCTTCTGAGTATTTATCCATTACTTCTTTGTAATCCTTATCATACTGATCTACCAGATTATCTATTAGATCTACTACTTTAGTAGATTTATTGTCTTCCACTTCTTCCAAGTATCCCTCTTCTACATATAGATCTGCAATATCATCAGATATACTCATTGATCTGTACGAATAGTTATCTCCTTCGATATCACCATTGCTACATTCCATAGTAAATACTTGAGGATCTTCAACACTATTTACTAACACATCGCCCTTTCTGGCTGATCCGAAATCTTTAATTACTTTATATTTTAACATATCATTTCTTATTTTTATCATTAAGTCCCCATATGGCTAACCACATCATAAAAGAACAGAGACCTAATACTATTAATTGTTCCATGTCTCTATAAACGCTACATGTTAAAATAGTTAATAGCTTTTAACATTTGTTAACAGTTAATTAACATATAAAAAGAAAGCCCGACCTAAGTCGAGCTCTCAATGCCTTTCAGCAGGGTTAAAAATATGTTTAAATATATATTACTTAACGGCAACAATATCATAAGGTTTCACTAGTTGGGTATCCTTTACTAGATCAAAATACATTGCAAATTTCTTGTTATAAGCAATAGTATCTCCAACCTTAAATTGTGGATCAGTAATATTAGTAGGGATTTTCAACACAATACCAGTAGCCCAATCAGATTCTACTTCTTTAGTTTCTGTTTGAGTGTCATACTCATTAAACCCATTTTCATCTACTTTACCATTAGGAATTTGTTCTGTAAATTCCTTAGTAACCATAATAGGTGCTAATGGTTTAACTAATACGTCTTTTAACATATTCCAAGTAATACCATTAACTACTGTTTCTAATACTTTATCTTCCATATTCTTTTTTTAACTTAGTTTCTACTAATAACGTATTATTCTTTGTTTAGTTTGCTTTTACTAGTATATTTCCACCATTTGAGCAACAATAAGTTACTGCTCTTTGTGGACATTTGCCACTACCTATGAAAGCACAACCATCACAACTACCTGATCTGTTAGGCTCTATTATATACTGCAAACCGTTGATCTCTACTGGAGTTTGGCTTTTGATTATCTCTGCTAATTCTGAATCGTATATTGTCATAATAATATTGTTTATAGTGCGTATTCTCTATCTGTCCAAGGATTGAAATCTTCTTCTATTGGAGGAGCTGGTTCTGTTTTACTTATGACTTTCCAAGTATAATCTTCTGGTTTTATGGATGAATCGTAGTCTTCATTAAGTAAGTCTAAAGGAAATACGCAGCCTCCAAAAATCTTTTCCCAGTTAATCTTATTTACATCAATTAATTTCATAATTCAACCTTCTTAAGTATATAACCTTGTCTACAATAGTCTGTTAACTGTTTAGTACAGATACCTCCACCTAGTAAATCGCAACCCATGCAACCACCCTGTGATTTTTCTGGTGCTAAAAAATAAGTCTTTGATTTGTAATCTATGTATTTGCCAGAGTATGCTAATGGCATTTGTTCTTGTTGTTTCATAGTCTTAATCTATTAATTCTACTTCTGTTAAATAATATTCGCCCATATCGTTAGATCTACTTACGTAATATACGTTATTAATCTTATATATACTACTCCAACCGTCATCAGTTGATCCTATAAACTCTTTATCATTACTGCTCATTAATTCTCTTGCTATGTTGAAGTTTAAATAATCACCAAAAGGTGAACGCGCTTTAGTATTGGTATATTTGTATTTAATATTTTTCATATATCGTAACTTATATCATATTCATCATTATCAAAAGCATCTACTTGATAAAGTGTTATTAGGAGATTATCAGTTGTTTTATATTTTAGCACTCTAGGTTGAACTAATTCTGCTTTGATATCTCGTTGTTCAAGTAGTCTATCCATTAAGTTCTTACTTAAGTAGACATTAACTTCTACATCTCTTTCTACTTTATCTAAGATGCATAAGTCAGTTCTTATTTCACTCTCTATGATAAACATTAAATCTTTTTCTATCTTTCTTTTCATATCTCAATTGTATTATCTAAAGTAAGAGTATATACTAATAAAAAATAATTATTACTACTTACTTAAGATATACAGTTTGTAGTAATATCCCCCTTACCCCCATATAAACGCTTGTTTGTGTGGTTAGGTTGCCTATTTGTTAACACTTATTAACAATGTTTAGGGCTATTTAGCAGTGATTATTTAACATTTTTTAAGAAAAAATTATATAAAATTTTTTTATACACTAAAATTTAGATAGGGGGTATCAAAATTATGAGAGAAAAAGTGAGCGTGTGAAGCTGCACCATAATCACTCCCCGATATATGGATACGGAGGAGATACCCGATAAGGGCTAACGTTTGCCGTTATTAAAAAGGTATCTAAAAATGTGTATGAAATCGCAAATTACAAAAATTGATGCCGTTGAAATGGAAAATGCATTCAACGAAATTAATGTTTGCTTTTATGTTGAAGCTAGTCCTATCGTTGAAAACAAAGAGCTAGATGAAATGAATGAGGAAGAACTAAACAACC